CCACAACCACCCGCTCACCTAAATGAATTGGGCTTTGAGTATTGGGATATCACTTGCAAGGAGTTGAAAAATAATAACCTACTGGCTGGCGCAGATCTCGGGCTGGTTGCCGGGTACTGCAACGAATTGGGTTTGTATAAAAAAGCCTGCGAGATAAACAATAAAGAGGGCGAGGTTGTTGTTAACAGATTTGGCGAGCGTGTTGTTTCGCCGTGGTATGATGTGCGCAGCAAAGCATTGAAGCAAGCCACGCAGATGGGGCAGTTGTTTGGAATCACACCGAGCGCCCGGGCAAGAATTGAAACGGGCAACGTGAAGCCAGCGAGTAAATTAGAATTATTAAGAAAACCAAAAACCGCATAACATGAAAAAGACAGTTAACAAAGCAACGCACAAAGCAGCCTTTGAAACGGCGCACGTTGAATACCAGGGACGCGAGTACAGGATTGAAGAGCGAGGCCACCAATTTGTGATCACCATGGACCAGGGCAGCGGATTCCGTGAGTGTGGCAAGTTTGGTTTGTGGGATGAGGCGTTTGTTTATCGAAACTTGAAACTTGCAGAAGAGGCGAAGGCCATTTTTGAAAGCCAGTGCTTAAAGTTGAAAAGTATATAAGCGATGTGCAATCTGGCGCGTTGCCAGTTTGTGAACACGTGCGCAATGCCGTGGGTCGTTACGTTGCGGATCGCGCAGCGGGTTGGGGATTCTCTGATACCTACGCTTTGCATGCCATTGAATTTATTGAGCAGCTCGAGCATAGCACGGGCGAATATGCGGGCAAGCCGTTTGAGTTGGAACCTTGGCAGGCTTTTATAATTTGGAATCTGTTTGGATTTTTGAACGAGGACGGTAGCCGTAGATTTACGCGGGCTTATGTGGAAGTGCCACGCAAAAATGGCAAATCTACATTTAGCAGCGCGATTATGCTTTACGGGCTTATTGCAGATGACGAATCGGCGGCGCAAGTTTACAGTGCGGCCACAAAGTTAGACCAGGCAATGATGGTTTTCGGCGAGTCTGTTAGGGTTTGCCAAAATCTGCCCTGGTTGAACGAGGCGCTCACCGTTAACAATTCTGTAAACAATCGGCGGATCCTTTACGGTCAATCTATATACAAACCGCTCGAGTGGAACCCAGGCAAGCAGGACGGACTCAATGCGCACTTTTGTTGCATTGATGAATATCATGCCCATCCAAATGATGAGCTTTACAACGTAATCCGAAACTCAATGGGTGCAAGGCGGCAGCCGTTGCTGTTTACCATTACGACGGCGGGCTTTAATCGTGAGGCGCCATGCTACAAACACCGACAGTATTGTGCAGGTGTGTTGAGTGGCAACATAAAAGACGATGCTTTGTTTTCTGTCATCTATACATTGGATGAGGGCGATGATTGGACGGACCCCGCAGTATGGGCCAAGGCAAATCCTAATTGGGGCATTTCTGTAAACCCGCGCCAACTTGAGCAGGGATTGACCGAGGCCAAGGAGTTCGTGCACAAAGAAGTTGAATTTAAAACCAAACTGCTCAACGTGTGGACCGATACGGCAATGACTTGGATTAGCGACAGCGATTGGAAAGCCTGCGACGGCGCGGATGATCTTGAAGGCGCTTTGTGTTATGGCGGATTGGATTTGGCAAGCACTGGGGACTTTTGCGCATTTAGTTTGTACTTCCCAGAATTTCACGCGATTCGCTCATGGTATTGGCTACCAGTCGAAACGGCATACAAACGCAAGGACGCCGCAGGGCAATCGATTAGGCAATGGGCAGCCGATGGGCATATTGAGTTAACGGACGGCAACGTAACTGACTACGCTTTTATTAAGGCGCGGGTTATTCAGTTGGCGCAGCAGTACGACATCAAAGATATTGCATTTGACCGCTTCAACTCTTCGCAGTTGGTGATTGAGCTACAAAACGAGGGCTTGCAAATGTTCCCATTCGGGCAGGGCTTTGTATCGATGTCGGCACCTACCAAAGAACTGGAGCGGTTGACAAAGGATAAACAATTAAGGCACGCGGGCAATCCCGTTACTCGTTGGATGATGGGCAACATAATGCTGCGCACTGATCCCGCGGGTAATATCAAAATAGACAAAGCCAAGTCGGGCGATAAAGTCGATGGGCCTGTTTCAATAGTTATGGCGTTAGGCACTTGCATGCAGGATGCCGCCAAAGAAAAAGAATCTGATTTTTGGTTTGTAAGCTTATGAAATTTTTGGACGACTACATGCAGGAATATTACAACAACCTACCGAGATATCGGACATATGAGGATGCCTACAATGCAACCGAGGAAAAGTATTTCGGCAAGTTTGGCGTGCGTCGTTACAAAAACTACGATGTATTCAGGGCAGCATTGAGCAGGTGGTTGGCCCAGGGGCGTAATAAGTAATTTGTTAACGTGATTGATTTAGGGCAGTTGTAATTTGCGGGCGATGAATCTAAAATTCTGGCAGCCAAAAAGAGCGGAGAAGCGCAGTAGCTTATCGCAGCCAACTGATTGGCTAGTGAATACTTTACAAAATGTTTTCGGATATCAAACAAAAAGCGGTCAGGCGGTTAATGATCGCACGGCGCTATCTATTGCGTCGGTGCACGCGTGCGTTAGAGTTATTGCTGACGGTATTGCGGGGTTATCTTTAAAGTTGTATAAAGATGATGGCACCAATCGCGAGCAGGTTGTGATCCATTACGCCACGGCATTAGTAAACGAGCCAAATCCCTATCAGACCAAATACGATTTCACCAAATACATGGTGAGCCACTTGGCTCTGAAGGGCAACGCCTACGCTTTTATCAATCGCGACAGCAGATATTTGGGTATTGAGTTGCACCCGATTGCACCCGATTACGTTCAGCCAATCATGCAGGACGGGCAATTGTTTTACAAAGTGAATCGCAAGGGCTTCCCTGGTATGATTCCAGCGGCCGACATGTTGCACTTTAAAGGGCTTTGTGGTGATGATCCGCTTGTGGGTTTGTCCCCCATCGTGGTGCACGCCGAAACCTTGGGTATTGATTTGGCAGCGATTAGCCAGAGCGCAGGCGTCTACAAAAATGGAGTATTGAAATTTTTGTTAACATCTGATGCGCAGATTAAACCCGAGCAGGCAGTGCCATTGAAGAAATCTTTGGATGACGTTATAGACGGGGCAAGCCGCAGCACTGTGTTACCCAATGGCATCAAGATGGAAAAACTATCTTTAAGCCCAGAAGAGGCGCAGTATTTGGAAACCCGCAAATTTTCGGCTGAGGAAATCGCCCGAATTTTTGGGGTGCCCGCTTCCATGATCGGCGCAAAGGATGGCATTAAGTCCAGCGTTGAGCAGGAATATCAAGATTTTTACGCCCGCACTTTGGCATCTTACGCCATCAATATCGAGCAGGAAATGGCCCGCAAGCTGTTAACAGAAAATGACAAGTTAACTTATTACTTTAAATTTAACTTTAATTCGCTGTTGAGAGCCTCCGCCAATGAGCGCGCTGACTATTACAATAAAGGCATTCGCGGCGGTTGGCTTTCACGTAACGAGGCCCGCATGTTTGAAGATGCAAACGGATTTAATGGAGGCGATGAGTATTTGATCGAATCCAATTTGATGCCGTCGAGCAAAATCGATGAATATATGGATGCCAAGATTGCGCAACTAATGAGCACCGCCGACAAAAACAACAACCCAGAGGGAACTAATAACACAGAAGTAATCTAATGAAACAAGAAAGGCGCACATTTACGGGCACTGTTCACACCAGAGAGGACGGCGAAGGCATGCCAAAAGAAATTGGCGGCATTGCTGCTGTCATTAATTCCGCTACGGATCTCGGATATTTTGAAGAGGTTATTTTGCCGGGAGCGTTTGACAATGCTCTGTCTAAAGATTACGACATCCGTTGTTTGTTTAACCACGAAGCCGAGTTGATTTTGGGACGCACCAAGGCAAACACCTGCAAAGTATTTGTAAATGGCGACGGCAATCTTGAATATACATGGGTGCCTGATTATGAAAACCCAACACATATGAGTGTTGTGCGTTCTATCATGCGTGGCGATATCACACAGAGTTCTTTTGCCTTTACAATCAAAGAACAAATGTGGAGCGAGTCGGAAAAGTACGGATCTATGGGCAAGCGCACAATAAAAGTCATTGATGAGTTATTTGATGTGAGCCCAGTAACCTATCCAGCTTATGCCGATACTGAAGCCGACGCCCGTAGCATTGTTGCTATGCGTGATCAGGAACAAGAAATTGAAGAGGCCAAAAGAAGCCAAGCCTCTGCCGATGTAATTAAATTGGCTTTATTGAGATACCAAAACCTTTAAACAAAACACAAAATCATGAATAAAATTAAAGCATTGAAAGAAGAGCGCGGCCGCCTGTTGGGCGAGTTGTCTACTCTGCAAACCACAATCGAAAAAGAAGCCAGATCTATGGCTGATTCAGAAACCAACCGCTTGGCTGAAATCGAGGCTCGTTTGGGCGCGATTAAAGCTGAGGTTGAAACCTTGGAAAAGTTGCAGAATCTTGCAGCTCAAGCCGCTGGCCACGTTGCTAGCCGTGGTGAGGAAAAAGAAAAAGAAAGCATGGCTAAAGAATACAGCTTTAAGCGTGCTATCAATTTGGCTACCACTGGACGCCGCGAAGGTGTTGAAGGTGAATTTTCACAAATTGGTGCTGAAGAGTTCCAGCGTTCTGGTGTCTCTGTTTCTGCTCACTCTGTAAAAATCCCTTCTGAAGTTTTCAAACGTGATATGACTGCTACTGGCGGAACTTCTGGTTCTGAGGGTGGTGTAAACGTTCAAACTTCTGTTGGTTCAATTATCGATGTGTTGTTACCTCGCACCGTATTGCGCGGTTTGGGTGTTCAGCAGTTGAGCGGATTGGTTGGTAACTTGGATATGCCTACCGCTTCTACCGTTCCTAGTGCAGGTTGGAACACTGAAAACGGTTCAGCTTCTGAAAAGAGCCCCGCGTTCAGCAAAATCACTTTCAGCCCTAAGCGTTTGGCCGCTTACATTCAGGTATCAAACCAGTTGATGTTGCAATCTAGCAACTCAATCGACGCTTACGTGCGTAACTGGTTGTTGAATGCCATGGCTCAATCTTTGGAAACTGCTGCTATTAAAGGTGGTGGATCTAACGAGCCTACTGGTATCATTGCCAATAGCAACGTTAACGTAACTTTTGCAGGTGGTGCATCTTCTAACAGCACAAACGCTAACGGTATCGCTCCAGTATGGGCCGACGTTGTTAACTTGATGAAGGCTGTAGAAAACGCAAACGGTGAGGGTGTTGCTTACTTGACCAACCCTAAAGTAAAAGCCGCTTTGCAAACTATCCCCCGCCAAGCTTCTGGTGTTGAAGGTAACTTCATTTGGGCAAGCGGTGGCGCTGAATTGAACGGTTACAACGTAGCCACTTCAACTTTGGTTCCTTCTAACTTGTCTAAGGGTACTAGCTCAACTTTGTCTGCAATGATCTTCGGTGACTTCTCCAAGCTCGCTCTGGCTTCATGGGGTGGTGGCATGGAATTAGTGGTAGATCCATTTAGTGGAGCAACCGCTGGCTTGACCAACGTTATCCTTAACTCTTACATGGATGTAAACTTGTTGCAGCCTACTGCATTCGCAGTTTGTAAGGACATCGTAGCCTAATAATCTGCCCGCTTGGGGGCGTAAAAGTTCCAAGTGCCGGGGGTGATCTTGACTGCATCACCCCTGGGCCAATATGAAAGTGAGATTTACAGCAAACCCTACAGGGCAATTTAATTTAAGTTACAACGTAGGCGAGGAAGTAATAATGGAAACCAAGCAGGCCATGCTCTTAATTGAGGCGGGCGTTGCTGAAGAGATTGCAGTATTGACGCCAGCCAAGCCTAGCAAAAAGGCAAAGCCAGTAAACCCTGAAACCGAATTAGACGCCGAATAAAATGTTTGTCAGCCGTAGATATACCGCCTTCGCAAATGCCGCTACTGACTACCTCAGTTTGGCAGATGCAAAAACCCATTTAAGGGTTACAAGTTCCTCAGATGATACTTACATTTCGGGGCTTATCTCTATGGCAATTGATGCCTGCAGTAATTATTTGGGCTACTCGATTCGCAAAGGGACGGCAAAGTATGGCTTCGACTCATTTACAGGCATGCCTGCGCTCGTGAATCCCGTGAATGGCCTCAATATACCTTCGGGAAATTATCTGCGCTTAAACACGCGCTGCTTGGCTATTAACTCCGTGAGCTATGTAAACGACTCGCAGGCGGTTGTTGCTTTTGATTCTGGCGATTGGTTGGTTTCGCCTGATCCGATGGGCGGATATTCTCGAAATATCTTTTTTGAAGATACCCCATCCTCAATAACAGACGATGTTATTAAGTACATTGTTGAAATCTCTGAGGGTTTTAACCCTGTCGGCACTTCTTCTGTAGATCCTGATACAATTCTACCCGCCACGATTAAAC